CCTGTTTAGTATTATAGTTCTAAGAACGTCATCATCTGGAAATCTAGCAAGCGCCAATGCCAATATACGACGTGTAGGTATATCCTTAACATCAAAAGCATCTTCATCATCTAGCCTTGCCCTTATTGCGTCTTCAATATATTTTGATCGGTTGTAGTTTTTTCTAAATCTTTCTAATTCTCCTACCATAGTGTAGGGTAAGTAGACCTTTATTTCTATTTTTTTTCTCATTCTTCTTCTCTCCATTTGCTAGCTTCTTTTAATGTGCAGACTAAACAACCTACATTATTAACATAAAACATTTCGAAAACCCATTCAGGTACCTTGAATGCATTACCACATTTTAGACAATTAATAATGTCCCAAGGTTCTTTTTCTGTCCATTCTTCTGGCAAATTAAATGGGTTTTGTAAGTTCATATGCTCCCCTTTTGATACGGGGAGGGAGCGCCCCCTAATAAAATGGTAGGATAATAGGCCAACTGCGGGGCAGTTATAGCCTAAGCGATAGCCCACCTGTTCAAGACAAAGGTTAGGTATAGTATATAGACTGTATAGTAACAAAAGTAAACTATGGCAAAAAACAAAGGAGACATAATCCTCAGAGATAGAATGGAATTTGACTTAGACTCAGATGGCAACAGAACGACTGTATATGGTAGAATAGACCTATCTTCATACATTTCCGTTGCTAACAAGCGTGGATTGGCTGTTAAAAACATCTTCTTCCATGTTAGAGAACAAGATTCAACTTTACTAGACAATACAGGTATTTGGGATTGGATCGTTGCAGATGAAGTGGCTGATGCTGGTGGCCACGTTGCAGGTCTAAAATTGGTAGCAACAAGCAGAGCCTACCAGAACTTATCTGATATTGGAATTGCAAGTCCTGATGTACTATGTGTAAAGGAGTATGTCAACTTTACATCTCCTACTGTTGACCCTGCAAACGGTACAAGTTACGCATATGCAGAGAACTTCTATGGTCCTATGGATCTACATCCAGAAGGCTACACTCTAGTTAGTGACCTTTTGATTGGTGTTGCTGCAGACCGCTGGCTAGCTAGCGCAGATTCAACATTAGAAGTCGACATTATGATTATCGCAGAAGAAGTTGCAGTTACCCAAGAGCGCATGAACGATATGCTACAACAGGCTCAAGACCTATGATGGGGGTCTTGACTTGGTCAAAGGAAAGGTAATTTCAAAAGGAGTAAAGGCCGGTAAAAAGGCGTTGAAAGATGCAGGAGCAGGAACCAAAGCAGTTGCCGCAGCCACAGCAGTTGACGCCATTACCGACGCGCCAGCGGCTCAGGCTGCTATTGGCGCGGTTGAAGGCGCAGCACTGGGTGCTGCGGTGGGTGGTGTTCCCGGGGCTGTTGCTGGTGGCCTTATTGGAGGAGTCGCCGGTTTCATTCTCGCAGATGGTGAACGTGTTGTCCCTGTTGATATGATTGCAATCCCTGCCTATCAATATTCCATGGTGCTACAAGGTAAAGAACCTACATTTCAAGTTTACATAAAAGAAGGTGAATTGATTACTCCAGTCAAGCCAACCGATTTCATGGAGTCATCACAAATTGTAGATGCAGTTAGTAATCTAGTTGACAAACCAAAACGTAAGCTCACAAATTGGCAAAAGTACATCAAAAACAAAAAGAACCATGTTAAATTTAAGTCTGGCAAAAACAAAGGTAAACTAAACCTAAAGGCTATGTCAAAAGCATTCAAGAGGGGGCGTAAGTAATGCCAGTGCACACAATAAGAGAGACATTAATTGGCACTACGAAGGCTGACGCTGAAGGCCTAAGCGATAATTCATTAGTACAAAAAAGAATAAATCTTGAACCCGGCCACAGATATACAATCGAAGCAATACAATGTTTTGATGATAATATGCACGTATTAGGTACTGATACTAATGGTTCTATGGTTACTAGAGAAATATACGTAACTCCACACCCTATTGTGCCTACTAACAAGTCTTGGGGTTTTACACAAGACATGCTAGACGCAACAGCAGGTACGAACATTGGGTACGGTATGCTTGCAGGAGACAACTCGGTTTTGTATAAGCGCCTCGATTGGAATAATGGAGACAAAAACCCGGTAGGTGGTGTTAATGCTCCTGTATTAGGATCATACAACACAAACATGTATGAGTTTCCTAATCCTATGGTTGCTACTTCAAATCCATTTACATGGTATACACCACACATCTATCTGACTGCCAAAATAAATTGGGACGCTAATGCAGATGTTATACCTACTAAATTGAGTTTTTACATTAAGGTCAAAAAGACAAAATGCAGCTCGCTTGAAACATCAATGGGAATTTACAAAGAACAACTAGAGGCAGCATGTAGACCATTGTCCTCAACGCTTAACTGGATCAACCCAATAAGTTCTGCTGCTGGTCGTTCTAATCCTATGTGGTTGTATGGTGGTGCTAGACCAGAAATTATGGTAACATCTGCTAATGTATTAAGATATTACAACCAACTAGCAAGTCAAGCATATCAAGAAATGGATTCAGTTGATGCGTTTAGAACTAGATTCAAAGAAGCAACTACAATGGTTGACTTTGATGCTGCATTTGGAGACACTACTTCTGGCATTCCAGACTGGATTTCTCTTATGGATGTTAGCGGCGTTACAAGTGGACCAATTCGTGATTATCCGCCGCCTGCTAAATTTAGTGGTAATGGAAATACAGTAATGTATGACAATGATGGAAACCCTGCTAGCATAGTTACTTGATTTTATCAGGTAATCGAGTAGGATAAGATTTCCAATCGCATAATACACATGCTTTACGAACTGCTACTACTGGATTATATCCAAAGCGTTGTTTGTCTCTAATGTATTCTGTAATACAATCAGAACCACATTCAAAACATTTCATTCTTTACCCTCCAAATATCTAACAACGTGCATGACACCACAATATACACCACCGTTTACACATGGTATTCCTGAGTGACCTTTAACACGAACTTGGGTCTTGCCACATATGTTGCACTTTGCTTCTACATATTTTCTCATAACTCTTCCATCCTGTTTAGTATTATAGTTCTAAGAACGTCATCATCTGGAAATCTAGCAAGCGCCAATGCCAATATACGACGTGTAGGTATATCCTTAACATCAAAAGCATCTTCATCATCTAGCCTTGCCCTTATTGCGTCTTCAATATATTT